ATAGACAAATGTTATGCTATCGCAAGTATCCATTAAAAGATTCCTGGCTTAAAGGCGTTACCTCTGTGATTATTTAAAATTTTATCTACAACAAGGTTTCCAGTACCAGAAAGAAGTTGCGGGTCAAAGGTCATGTCAAACTGATCAGTCTTATACTTTGTAACAAAATTTCTATAGTATTCGTTACGGTTGCACTTTATGTCTTCAATAAGCATTGCAACTGCAATCTCAATTTCTGGAGGGACGGCTTTGTATCCAACATCAAGAACAAAGATGTAATCGTATCCTCTGGGGAACCCCACACCACCGCCACCGTATGGGCCTATATCTCCATAACCTCGTGGTAGCTGCAATGGCTTAGACTCACTCCTATTAAAAATCTGTGATGAATACCTAACTATTGCTGAGTTGTTTACAGAAATGATAAAGTGGTCTGGCCAACTTTCACGAGTATCTTCATCAAAGACTAGGATGTTGTTTTCATAAACCTTAAGAACCTTCTTAACCTTATGCCACATGGGGTAATAGTCTGTTCCTTCCCCTATGCCCTCTACAACAAGCTTTTTATTATAAAATCCTTCTCCTGCTGCCGCTCCATTACCCAGATACCCGTCAATTATTGACCTAGCAACAATCTCTAATCTTTTGTACTCTGCAATTTCTGATGCCGTTGTGCCCAAGGTGTTTGGATCTATGTATGGGCGATAGATTGTGAGGTTTTCATCAACAACGATCTCGCCCAAAGAATTTATTGCCCTAAAGGCAAAGTCTCTGTCAAACTGAACTTTTGCTCTTGGTAACAAGTACTCTATTTTAGACTCAGCGTCAGAAGTAATTTCTGATATCTCAACGGAGTTATCTACGACATCTTCTACTTGAATTGTGTAGACGGTATCGGCCTCTGGGACATCCCATGAGGTTACGATTGGATATGGGGGGATTCTTAAGATCTCCATTAAATACCGAACTCCTTAGCGACCTCTAGTGGAGTAACAAGTCTTGTGTGATTTCTCGTTAACCACAAGTCTGCCTGATCCTTAGTCATAATATTGTAACCCTTTGATACCCTGCCAACTTCTTGCCAGAATACATTTCGAGAAGAGTAAATAGCAACCTTATCGTAAACATCCTCTACGACAACCTCTGCTTTCTTAAATACCATTCTTCTCCTTGGGTCTACTCTTATTATACATGATAATTAAAATAAAGAAGGAGGGCAATCCGTTAAGATTACCCTCCAACTTTTTTAAGTAGCTACTGTTTAGGAAGCTGCCTTGGTTGCGAACGAGATAGCATCTTGCTCTTCCCAGTTAAGTCCGAAACGAACGAATACTGTGTACTCAATCGTGTCTTTCTTGGGAACATAGAAGCGGTTAACTGTGATATCGCGCTGGAAACCCCAAATACGGTTCTGAGGGAACGTAAGGTCTACGTAGTCTGCAGGGTAGTAAGGAACTTCAAGAACGGGGATACCAAGAACGCGAGTCTGACGTGCGTTGCCAAAGGTCTGGCTGACTCCACCGAGGTATGAACCACGAGCAGCTTCAGTTGAACCAAGAGCGTCAAAGACAGTACCGTTGTTCTTTACGATGTTAGCAAAGGTGTCCGTACCAGCATAGAACTTGAGTCCTGTCTGGATAGCACGATAACGACGGGGGAGTCCGAGGATAAGCTTCTGCATATCGTCAGTTGTCCAGTCAGCGCCAGCGGAAACAGCAGCTTCGTTAGCAAACCCATCGGCATTTGCACGAGCAATGAAGCCGTCCATAATTCCGAGGAAGTCGTCGCTAGTGTTAGTGGTGTCTCCGTTAATTGCGAGGTCCTCGATATCGTTACCGAAAGCCGTTGTCATTAGACGAACCAAGTGGTCCTCTAGTGCTCCGCCTTCAATATTGTCTTCGAGTGCTTCTGAGGAAACTTCCCAGTCAAGACGAAGCTTCTTTGTAGTAAGCTCCACCTTGCTGAAGGTAGCTCCAGCATTCTTGAATGATGCGTCTCCCTGATTGGCTGCACGAACAACGCGCTCTCCAACGTTAACCTTTTCAAGTTCCATTGTGTTAGCACGCATAGTTACGCGGCGACCGTCATTGGCGAGAGTAGTAGCGTCCCAGACATAATCGATAAATCGACGAGCCTGTTCTGGACGCAGGATACCAGCACCTGGGTAGTTAGGGTTATCAGTAAATGATGGGTTAACTGCGTTGGGACCTAGAAGGGACCCGTACTCTGCTTCTGCTGGAGTGTTGTTACCAACAAATGCAAATGCAGGATCTGAAACGCCACCAATACCACCTGCAGCAACTTGACCGTCCGAGTTAGGAAAGCCTGTTGTACCAGGAATATTTTTAATAATTTCTTCCGACATATATTTCACCTCCCAGTGAGTTTTTGTTTTTAGTTCAGTAGATCGGCTGTTGTGAGGAAACGTCCGCCCCATACTGATTTTTCAACCATTGCTGGTTCCTGTACGATCTCGCCCAGATCGCCAGACTTGCGGAAAGCTGTGTCTGCTTCAAGAGCATTTACAGACTTTCCAAGATTTTCAAATCCATTCTCAGCATCGGCAAGTTTTGCCTCTGTCAATTCATTAGACTTTTTAAGTGAATCAATGTCGGCACTAAGGGCCTTAATCACTGAAACGATGTCTCCCAAGGCTGATGAAAGAGTATCCTTAAGGTCTGCTATTGCAGATACCTCGTCGGACTTCTTAGTCTTCATGTCCTCGTTAGCCTCTTCTTCAAGAGTCTCCACTGCTTCAACATCTTCGTCTTCCGAGTCTTCTGCTGGTGTGGCCTTTGTAACGATTTCATCTACCTTGTCTACATCAACATCAGCATTTGCTGTGTCAAGTTCGGTGTCGGTAGTTTCAACTATGGCATCTGCCTTGGTAGCGTCTTCAACTTCTACATTTGTTGTATCTGTCATAGCACTTACCTCCTTATTAATCTCAGTTGAGACAGTACCGTTGGCACTATCCACTAAGAATTTTATCATATCAACTTTTTCGCTGTCATTCTTTTCTACAAAGCCAATGTTTTGCATAGGCTGTCCATTAACTGGACTGTAAACTTCTTCTTCTTCTGAAAGAACTGCAAGGCCAGAAGCTTTGTCATAGAATACGTTTTCAATCTCAAGCTCAAAATTATCGCCTTTAACTGTGCTAGCTCCATCTACTTTTTCAACAGAAATGATACTTGCAAACTGGTTTGCTGGATTATCAACAAGAGAAAGCTCTACTAAGTCATAGTCTTTAATTATACGAATGGCACAATCCATCTTTTCATCGTAGGCATCGTCCCACTTGTTCATTCTTCCGCCAATAGAAAATCCTGTGTACGTTCCGTCAAGAACCTTTTCCCAAGCATCCTGTGCACCCTTTGATACATATGCGGATACATAAACACCAGAGTGAAAGCTCTTGGTCTCTGGATCAAAGTACTTGTCTTCCTTAAATGAAATCATCTTACCTACTGCTGAGGGCTGGTGCATCTCTCGGATGTTCCCTCTAAACTTAGCAAAAGCACTTAAAGATGCTTCTGTGGTGACGATATCGTTTTGCTTGTCGATATTGTCTAGCGTGGCAAAGCCAGAGACCATACGGCGTTCTTGATCAACCTTACTGAAAGGCATAGAGATGCGAACGTTATCGCCCTCTGATTCGAAATGTGCTTTTTGAATAGTCATGCTAATCTAATTATAAACCCTTTTTTTAAGTTTCTCTACTTTGACAGTATACACTACTTTATTCAGTAGTGCGTCCTTCACCCTTTGGAGCGCGGCCTGTTGTGGCTGTTGGTCCATCGGAAGCTCCAGCAGAGCGTTCTGCGTCCCTTGCACGAGTCTTTCCAGCAACAGCAGCAGAATCTGCGGCAGTGCGAGAACTCATTTCAAACGGCTCATCCCCACCCTTGCGAGGGGGAAGGTTTATAGCATCACGAGCTTCGTTAGGCATCATAATTTGATTACGAACATAACGTTCAAGTATCTGAGATTGCATACCTTCGTCGGTAAGAGTTAGCTCGTTAAACTTAAGTTCTAGAACATCTGTCTTTTCCTTAATGATCTTACCTAAGATTTTCTCTAGGTTTCTTTGAGCTGGTCGTGCAACTTGTTCTTTAAATGTACGGTCTTGCGACATGGCTGCTGCAATGTTAGATGCGTCGCTACCGCCAAGCTTTGATAACGGAACCTGGTGAGCAATCAGAACATCATCACGGTTTTGCTTTCGGTACTCTTTAAATGAACCATCCTGAATTCCATTTTCAATAGGCTCCATCTTAAATTCAACCTTGTTGTTATCCGAATCTCCTGGAAGAGGGATGTAAAGCGTTCTGTGAGACTGCCCCTTGAGACCTGTCTGCAAGAACCTAAACATTTTATCTTCTGCGTCAGAGGATAGCTGAGCACCCTTCAAAGTAACCACATATCGTGGAACTGCTTTATTTGAGAAGTAATCAATATTGTACTGAGATGCCAGGGCGTCACCAAGAAGTGAAGGCATAGCGGCAATAACGTCGGGAACACCATAAAAAGTATTAAGGGGAGAGTATTCTTTAATGTGGATAATTTCGTTTGGACGAGGATCATCCGTAACGGGGCTAGGGTTTGTTTGACCAAAGTTACGAAAGTAAACTACTTTGTTTGCAATTATTTGAACAAATCCATCGTGTAACCTACGAACACGGATAGTCGTTGTAGGGATGTGACCTAGATAACCAATCTGCCCATTGACTGTTCTGCCAATTTCTAAGTAACCGTTTCCAGTTGCGTGAACATCCGTAAAGACCTTCTCTAGAGTGCTTGTAAAGCTTTCTTCTGTATTGAGACTTTCTATCCACTCCCTAAGTTCCGTTTTAAGGTTTTCAATTCTCTTTCTTGCACGAGCTGTGGCATCTTCATTCTTAGATCCTTCAAGCTTCATGGCTGCTCTAGGAGAAATAACAAAGTCATAACCTAGGCCAACAGTGTTTTCTACTTTGGCATCAATAGCTGCGTGGTTAGCGAACGAGGTATCGTAGTAAGATGCCAACTGGTAGACATCGTATGGTGGTGTAATGATATCAAAGATACCGTAAGCATTCCTGTATACCGTTCCTGGATTTAGCTTTTTTGACTTTGCTCCATCCTTACCCGAGTCAGTAGCGCCAGCAGAGTCCATGTAGGCTTCTGACATCTCTGTCTTAGAGATTACTCTTACTGCTCTGCGCTTAAAATTTAGGTCTAATCCACTAAAGTTTTTTACTTCGTCCCAGTCTTTTCTAAATGGATCGTTCTTTTTTGATAAATCTTCAATCTCTGGAAGACTGTCAATTCTTGCAGGAATTTGAATCCTAGTCATTTCATTAGGCATTATAGGCTTCTACTCCATACTCATCAATTGTTTTCTTAGCTGCTATTAATGCACCAAGATCATTCATCGATGGGATCAGACCCTGGTCCATTCGATCTACTTGCTCGCTATGGGTTTCATCACTAACTTTTCTATTGTTAGAAAAGAATACAGCGGAACCTTCTGTTTGACCATAGTGCCTAGCGGCGTTTGCCAACTCTGTGATCTTTGCCTGATCATTTTTCATTGACTCAATACATAGAGGATCATTGTTACCCCCAGTAAAAGCTTTGCCATTGGGCTTTACCCAGACATAAACACCTGCATTAGAAAACGGCTCTTCCACCATTCGGACCTTGGTTTTACCAATTTGGCCTTTCATCACTTGTTCCATAACCAAATTATATCATATTAAACAGGAGTGGTCGTAATTGCTGACCAAGATACAGACTTATAGAACTGATATTGGTAGTTATGTACTCTAAATGTGCTACCTGTGTCCACTATGAATCTATCATTGCCTGTGTACTTTTTATAAATAGCCTTACCATCAATACCAGCAAAAGTTTTAGAGGCAACAAAAAGAACGTCTCTCCACGTAAAGTCTCTAGTTGGTCCGTCATCCCCGTCAACAAAAGCTGGGTAAGTTTTCCAGTAATCCCAGGTTTGCTCTTCACCATTAACAGCGGAGATTCCAGACCATTTTCTATAAACAGAGTTTGCTTGTTGTTCATTAGCGCTTGTCTGGTAATGAGATATGTTGTCAAAAATGACAGAGCCAGTAATTCTAAAAGAGCCTATGAAATTAGCAAAGTCGAGTGGTATAGAGAAACCTATACCAATAGTTGTCCAAGATCCAAGTTGAATTCTTGGATTTTTTACTTTTTGACCGTTTATAAAAAATACAATATTGCTAGCTGGTAATCCAGTATTAGCATTAATGGCATAAATTATTCCTCTTTTTCCAGACGCACTATCCGCTATCAAGAAGAATTTATA